AATTGTTAGGTTTAAGATGCTTACAGTTGGTGAGTTAGAGAATCTTGAGAAATTAGTAGAAGAAAATAAAGATAATCCAATTAATGAAGAACAAACACTTATTTTGGAAAGGCAGTTAGTTGATATTGATGGAAATAAAGACAGAACATACATAAAAGAGTTCGCAAACTCTATGAGAGTAGGAGATGCTCAAGGTCTAAGAAATTACATATCTAAGATAGAATGTGGCATTGATATGAATATCGATGTAAGGACTCCTGGAGGTGGGTCCATAAATATGTTTCTTCCCATTACGCCAAGGTTTTTTTGGCCTAACGCCAGAATATAAACCAGGACTATTAGAGGAGATATATATTTGTATAAAACATTTAGGTATGACTTATCAAGACGTTTTATCAGCACCAACCCATGAAAGAAAGTTTTTCTTATTAACACTTATTAATGAAAATAATAAGAAAAATGAAATGATGGAGGAGCAAATGCAGAGTGCTAGGAATAAAAACGCTAAGGGTTCTAGAACCACAAGGATAGGTGGTGAACAATTAAAGTCTAAATTAAAAACAGGACAAATACCTAACTAATTAAATAGTTGGGTATTTTTTTATGTTTTAGATATTTATTATAAAAAAGACATCTTTATGAAGTTAGTTATTAATGAATCACAATATAACAGGGTATTCAATAAACCCAAAACTAAGTTAGTTATTACTGAATCCCAGTATAATAGATTGATATTGGAACAGAATATGTCCGATGCTATTAGAAAAATCAAAGCTGGTGATGCTATAATGGTTACTACATTGGGTGGTAGTGAATTACATTTCAAAGTTATTGATGCTTTTAGTGGTCAAATATTAATGATTAATTGTAATAATGGTGTTCATAAGAATGAATTCTGGTTCTTAACTGCTTCTAGTTTACAAGGTGATGGTAAGTTATCAGCAGATATTGAGCAACATAAGAATATAAAGGATATTAGTTCTATAAAATCTATTAAATCAGACGTTAAAAACTGGAAACAAAAAAATAATAAAATTAAAGATTTTAAAGTTTTTGAGGGTGCTGGTACTGATTTAAATTGTAATTTAGATTCTAATTTAAAAGCTAAGTTTAATGTTAATGTTGATACTGGTGCAATTGAAGAGCCTGGACAAGATAATATAGATAATTCAGAACCAACTGAAGAAGATACTAGAACTGATGCTGTAAATGATTTATTAAATACTATTAGAGAGTCTAAATTAGATAATACTTATCTATTTGAATTTAAGGGTGGTGGGCAATTAAATCTAATTGTTACTAGTAAAGATTCAAGTAGTGTTTCTTGGGAGATTGATAGTGCTTACGGAAGTGAAGAGGCTGATAGGTATAAAGAATTAGTTGGTAATCAAATAGAATTTAAATTAGACTCTAAAAATATAGATTTAAAGGTTAAAGAAGTTAAGGATGATAAAACTGGTAAAGTTATATTCAAACCCGATTACGCTGATATAAAAATGAAAAAGTATGTTGGTGGTGCTGAAGATGGTGGTAATGTTAAATCTAAGTCAGAAGATTTTGTAATTTATGCTATAGATAATTACATATCATCAGATATTAAGAGTCAAATAGATTCTGAAGAAGATGAGTTTAATGGTTTGTCTGATGATGAAATAGAAGCTCAGTTTAAAGAATTCATGAAAGATGATAAAATCCTTAGGAATGCTCTTTGGAGAAAACCTAACGCATTTTTAGAATTTATAGGCGTTGCTAAAGAAAGAGGTATTATACCAGCTGATGAAAAATTATCTGGATGGCTTAAGTCAGCTGAAAAAAATTCAAAGTTATTAAAGGATTTTAAAACTGGTGAACAGAAGATGATTGAGTTTACTCAGTTTAGAGTTACAGATAGTAATACTAAAGATATGCCTATGAAAGAAGGTAGAAGATATTACACAATTGTTAAAAAAAGAGGTCCTGGTGATATTTATCCTAACCTAGCAACTAACTTTCAAGATAAAAGAACTAGTGGTGCTTTTAAATACAGAATAGATATATTAAAGGAATTACAAGATAATGATAATTTCAAAATATATGAAGTCATTTTAAAAGGAAAACTAGATAAGGGTAAAAAATTGGTAGATATTGGTGAAGGTAAGATTAAAATAGTTAAATCTAGTAAGAATAAAAATAAAGAAAAAAAGTAAGATTAATTTAAGTATAAGTTCTAATGGCTGATAATTTTAAAGATTTTAATGACGAATTTGATAAGTTTAAAAGAAACTTAGCTGATGTTCGTAAGGGTTCTCAAGAAGTTGAGAAGGGTATTGGTAAATGGTATGAAGCTACTAAAAAGATTAATGAAGTAGAGAAGGATATAATTAATACTCAAAAACAAATTAAGGCTAGTGAGAAAGAATTAGAAACTTTAACTAAATTAAGAAAAAAAGAAGCTTCAAAACTAACCGACCAAGAAAAAAAGACTTTAGCTGTCTTAAAAGAACAGGAACCATATATAAAATCTAGAATTGGTTACTTAAATCAACAAAACAAAGAACATAAAGAGGCTCTTAAAAATTTAAAAGAATCAGTTAAAGAAGCTAATAAGCTTAAATCAATAGCTAATTCAACAGGTAACTTTGTTAAAAAGTGGGGTTGGGATAAGCTTAGGTCTTATGGTGTGTTTGATATGGATAAAGAAATCCGTAACGCATCAAGAAGCATGGCTCTTGGTAGTTCCCAGTTTGATTCTTTCTCAAAAAATTTATATTCCGCAGCTGATAGTACCACAATGATGGGTGTTAACTTGAAAAAGTTAGCAATATTACAAGGTGGTTATAGTAAAGAAATTGGTAGAAGTGTAAGACTTACAGAAGGTGGTCTTAAAGCTATGGCTGGAATGGCTGAAGGTACTGGACTTGGCGAACAGTTTGCTATAGGTATGGCTTCAGCTATGGATAATTTTGGTGTTGGTGCTGAAGCTAGTGCTAAGATGGTTGAAGACACTATGAACATCGCTGGTGAAATGGGTGTTAATGGTGCAGCGGCTTCACAAGCATTACAAAAGAATCTTAAATTAGCTCAAAAATATAACTTTAAGGGTGGTGTTAAGGCATTAGGTAAAATGTCGTCTGATGCTCTTAGACTTAAATTAGATATGGATGGCATCGCCAGTCTAGCTGATAAGGTGTTTAGACCAGAAGGTGCTATAGAAATGGCAGCACAACTATCTGTAATGGGTGGAGAGTTCGCAAAACTAGGTGACCCTATGACACTTATGTTTAAGGCTAGAAATGACATGGAAGGCTTCGCTAAGGATATTGGTAAGGCTACCTCTGAATTTGTTGAGTTCAACAAGGAGACGGGCTCTTTCGAGGTTATGGGAGGTCTTGCAAGAGATAGAATGAGGGAAATATCTAAGATGACAGGTCTTAGTGTTGAGAAACTTCAAGAAATGGCTGTTCAGCAAAAGAAGATAGAATCCATAGGTTCAATAACACCAATAAATTTTGAAGATAAAGATAAGGAGTTTATATCAAGTGTAGCTGAATTAAAAAATGGTGAGTTTTATATTAATATTGATGGTAAAGACGAATTAGTTAAAAATTTAGAAGCAAGTCAATTAGATTCAATTAGAAATGAAAAAGAAACACTTGAAAAAAGGGCTAAAGCTGCAAGAACATTTGAAGAAGTTATTACAGACTTGACAATGACACTTAAGCAAGTATTAGTTCCTGTAGCTAAAGACTTAAAAGAATTTTTAGGTAAACCATTACAGGATTTACAAGAGAAATGGAATAAAGAAGGGTTTTATACTACTCTTAGAAATTTTGCTGGTGGGGCTGCTAAATTAGCTGGTAGTATCGGTAAATTTATTATAGAAAACCCTATTAAATCACTTTTAGGTATTGGGTTATTTAAAGCTGCGTCTTGGATAGCTACTGGTAAATTACTCAGAACGGGATTTAATATGGGTGGTGGCTTAGGAGGTGGCTTCGGAGGTGGTTCTGGAGTTGCTGGTGGTGTTGCTTCTAGAGGTACTGGATTTATGGGTTTAGGCGGTTCTAGAATGAGTAGAGGTGCTGCTACATTAAATAGGTTTGGTGGCAATAAGACATTAGCTAAATTGGCTGGTGGTGGTTCTAGATTTGCAGCTGGTAGCATGGGTTCACTTGTTGGTGGTATGGGTCTTGGTTTAGCTGGTATGGGAGTGGATTATCTTAGAGGTAGTGAAGATGAAGAATTTTATAATAGTGGTGCTGGTAAAGCTTTAGGTGTTGGTAGTTCAGCTTTAACAGGTGCTTCATTAGGTATGCTTCTTGGTCCATTAGGTGGTTTAGTTGGTGGTGGTTTAGGTGCTTTATACGGCCTTTATAATGAATTTGGTAAAAACTCTGATACTGGTAATAATGGAAGAGGACCACAAGCAATGATTCCACAAGCAAAAACAGTATCAGCTAATGATGCTATAATAGAATTTAATCCTAGAGATAAATTTATGAAAGTTAATGATGTTATGATGGCATCCACATCAGAAAACCAATTGAGTAAAGTTGCTGATAAGCATTTTGGTAATGGTGGTTCATCAGAAGTTAAACATAAATTTGATGATATTAAAGGAACTATTAGGTTTGAAGGTGATGGTGCGGAACATCTTAACAATCCAGATACACAAGAAAGATTAATATCAATGATAGCACAACGAATTGCTGGAAATAGAAATGAAAATAAACTAACTCCTAACCCTCAATTTGGATAATCTAAAAAAAAATAAAAAAAAAGTTTATAAAAAAGTTGCTTTTCAAGTTTTATCCTATTATTTTTGTATTATATATATAATATAATATATATATTAACTATAATATAACTATATAATATAATATAACTATATAATATAATATAATATAACTATATAATATAATTAATATAATATAACTATATAATATAATTAATATAATATAATTTATATAATATATAGTATTTTTTTCATTTTATCAACTATTTATTTTCTAAAATTTTTAGTTAACATAGTATTTATAATAAAAAGATTTTATTATGCCAAATGGAATAAATACGTTATCACCAACTTTTAGGGATATATTACTTAATAGAAATGTAATTACTGATACAATAACCGATAATGGTTTATTATCAGAATTAGTTGGTATTGGGTATCCAGCAGACCCATCAACACAACCTTTATCAGTCCAAAGTTCACCTAATATAGAAGATGATGGTGTTTTTTATAAGGATGGTAATATATCTGTTAATAAATACCAAGGTGATAATATTGATTACCAACAATATAATGTTAATTTCCTTCCAGGTAATACAAATTCAACAATTGCTGGTAATGTATGGAATAATGAACCTTATAGTAATATTGCTGCTCAATTATTAGAAGCTAATGAAGATAACTTAGAGTCAAATGTTATCAACAACCAATATTTAGATGTTACTAAGTTAACACCAGTTGATATAGTTTATAAGAAATTTGGAAATCAAACAGGTTCTTATTTAGATGAAAATAATAACTTAAATGTTGGCGGTCCTTCAACTCAACCGTTAGATATAATTGGTAGCGTTACTCAAGGTGGTGGTATTGGATTTGACCCAAATGGCGGTGGATTAACATCTGACTTTGATGTTAGAAGTTCATTAGCTGGTAGAGTACTTACTGCAACAGGTGTAATAAATGATACAAGATTAGGTCAACTTGCTGCTGGATACCTAGCAACAGCTATTGGTAATAATATAGCATTTGAGTTACAAGAAAATACATTAGGTAGAGTTAATTTAAACCCAATTAGTCTTGCTAAAGGTAATAGTCTTATAGTACCAAATTATAAGATTACAGTAGGTCAAGGTACTTTAGGTACAGCTGGTGATTTATTAGAAAGAATGAGTGGCGCTAAAATACCATTTAGTCTTTTAGGGAATGAATCTTCAATATTTGCAGCTGATAGTGGAAATGAAACAGGTAACATAACTAGAGCTAATAGTATGATTAGTAATACTGGTAAAGGTCAAGTGTTACAAATGTTTGCTAACATGAATGCAAATATAGACCCTAAATTTACAGGTAAAGGTGCAAGACAAGGTTTTGTCCCAGAATTTATTGATGAAAGAACTGGAAGAGGTTATAACCAAGGACCACTTAGTGGTGGTTCAATATATGCTTATGGTTCTAAACTTAACAATGGTGGTAATTTAGAAAATATAGCTGATATATCTGAAGGATTTCCTTCTTTAATCGATAATGTTACTGAGAGTGAAGATAACATAAGTGGTGATAATGATGGTTTAGGTAAATTTATTTGGGGTGATGAAAATAATAATAAACCAACTAATGGTGTATACAGTTTAAAAACAGAAAATAAAAATAGTATTTTAACCAAGACTCAAAAATTATTTAAAAATAATAAAATTAAAACACTTGTTTCTGGTCGTTTCGGTAAAGAAACTAAAACTGAAATACAAAGTGGTGTTAGAGCTGTAGGTACAGTTGCTAATAAAATATCTAAGGGTTCTGGTGTTTTGAGTGCTGATGCACTTGCTGGGAATACATCAGAAGATGATAATGTATTTTGTAGAACATGGTCACCAGTTAGAAAATATAACAATGTACAAGACTTACAAAAACATTCTGGACTTATTGGTGGACCAAACTTCCCAAATAGACCAAACGCGAATAATTTAAAATCTTCAGTTTTAAATAGTACTGGTTTTGTTAATATAGGTCCAACTACAGATGAAGAAGGTAATCTAGATGATATAAAAAGATATATGTTCTCAATAGAGAATTTAGCATGGGCTGATGATTTAACTAATCTATTAGAGTGTGAAAAGGGTCCAGGAGACCCGTTAAGTGGTCTTAGAGGAAGAATTATGTGGTTTCCACCATATGACATCAGTTTTAACGAGACAACGTCTGTAAGCTGGGATAAAAGCAATTTTATAGGTAGAGGTGAACCAATATATACTTACAACAATACTGAAAGAACTGGAACTCTTTCATGGAAAGTTATTATTGACCATCCAAATTATGCTAACTTCTTTCCTGACAATTTTGATAATGATGATATAGCGTCTTTCTTTGCTGGTTGTTTAGAATACGAAGATGTTAGAAATCTAGTATTAACTCAACAACAAAGAGATGATATTGAGAAAAAAGATAACACTAAAAAACCAGAAAAGGTTGATGATACTCTTCCACCAGATGTTACCTTTACTGTTTATTTCCCAAATGACGAATCTTCAATACCAATAACTTATGAAGATGGTTTAGATAGTGGTGGAAATAAATTACCAGTTTCAGCTATGACGGAACAAAATGGAACAACCACTGGTGATGGTACAGTAGGTGGTGGTTCTTTTGTATACCCTAATAATACTAATTTTGGTCTTAATGGTTGGAAACAACCTATAACTATTGACGGGGTTACAACTGAGGGTTGGATAAAAGATAATGATTTCTTTGCTGAGTTAAATACATTTATGATTGAAAAGTGTAAGTATTGTAGAGTTAATATAACTGGTTATGCAAGTACACAAGGAAATCAATCAGCAAGTAATAATGATAATTCAAGTAATAACCAAACTTTATCTGAAGAAAGGGCTAAAAATGTTGAAAATTGGTTTAAAAATCAAGTTATGACACAAGTAACTATAACACCAAACGGTAGTTCAATATTTGATGATAAGTTAGTTAATAAGAGATATAAAACTAGTGGTTCTGGTTCTGTTAGTGTTGGTGATGGTTGTTCTGGTGATAACGGTCAAGACAGATTAGGTTGTAAAAAAGCTAGAAAGGTTGAAGTTACGATTAGTTATGATGCTTCTTTAAAAGAAGATGAGTTAATAGATAGTCAATACGAAAACCCTAATACTAATCCATTCTCTGATGTTAGTATACCAGCAAGTAGATTCTTTACTGAATGTCATTATTTTAAGAAGATAGAAGAGAATAATAATTTTGTTTATGATAATATAAGAGAAAAACTCAAATATTTTCACCCATCATTTCATAGTATAACACCAGAAGGATTTAACTCAAGACTTAATTTCTTACATCAGTGTACTAGACAAGGTCCTACTAAACATGACCAAGGAATACCTGATAACTTAGCTTTTGGTAGACCACCAGTGTCTATACTTAGAATTGGTGATTTTTATCATACTAAGATAGCAATCGATTCAATGTCTTTAGACTTTGAACCACTTGTTTGGGATTTAAACCCAGAAGGTGTAGGTGTACAACCAATGATTGCTAATGTAACAATTAATTTTGCATTTATAGGTGGCTCAAGTTTAGAAGGCCCAATTAATAAACTACAAAACGCTGTATCATATAACTTCTTTGCTAATACTGAGATATACGATGCAAGAGCTGATAGAATTAAAATTAAACAAGGACTTCAAGCAAATGATGAAGGTAAGGGTTATGGTGAACTTGTTCCAGGTGAAAAAGTAAATTCACCAAAAACACCATTAGAAGAACCACAAAATAAATTAGGTTTAAGTAATAATACAAACGATTCTACCAATAATCAAGAAGTTGAATCTAATAACGAAGCTAATAAGACTGAAAATACTCAAGTAAATCAATATGAAAATGATATAATAAAACCTGTAACAGCAAAGTTAGTTGAAAGTGGTGTTAATAGTTTAAGTATTGGCGTACAACTCAAGAAAGATATTAGTCAAGACTATACAGTTAAAAAATTAAGGGTTGAAAAACTTATTTTTAATGAAGATGGTACTATTAATGATAAGGTATATTTTGAAGTACCTGTAAGTGATGAAACAATTACTTCTGGTAAGGATGATTTTGAAATACTAACTTCAGTTAAGTTTAGTCAATATAAGGTTAATAATGTTATTATTGATTATAAAGAAAATGAATCAAATGTTGATTATTTAGTTTCATTTATTGTTACTAGTTCTGATGGTAATAATAAGATTTCTGTAACAACAAAAGTTGGTCAAAATAGACAACCAATAATACTATAAACTTATATCACAATATAAAAAAAGATAATTATGGCAACATATTTTGATAGATACGAATCTTTTAGAGATAATGGAGAAATGAAACCAATACCTGGTATAAGAATACCTGTAGGTTCTAATGATAAAACTGTTATTTATAAGACTGGAGAAACTAGGCTTGACATTTTAAGTCAAAGGTATTATAATAACCCATATCATGGTTGGCTTATTTTGTTAGCTAATCCACAATATGGTGGATTAGAATTTGAAATAAAAGATAGAGATATTATAAGGATACCATATCCATTTGAAGATGCGATAGACAGATATATAAATTCAGTCAACATTTATAAAGAATTATATGGCTAGAGAAGAAGCACAAAGAAAAAATAGGTTATTAGTTTTTGAACCAAACCCAAATGACAATAGATTATATTCAACAGAAGATTTATCGATATATGTTGAATTAAATAGTGTTAGAAAAAATAGAAGTGTTATTAATAATGGTGTTGTTACTAATAGCTCGGAAGGTGCTAGTAAGCCTATTAAATTTATAGGTGGTAGCAAAACTGGTGTTGATGATAATGGGAAAGATGTTTATAACTTAACAACAAACTATACTAATGCAACAACTTCCTTTGATAAAAATGACCAAAATAGAGACTTAGAAACTCTTGGTATTGAAAATATTCATATAAATTTTGATACAGCATATACCCCAAGAATAACAATAAAATTTGTTGATATCAGAGGTAATGCAATATTCCAACAAGGTAACCATAGTAAATATAATGCTTTTTTTGATATGCCATACCCAATATTTGAATTAAAGGTTAAGGGGTTTTATGGTAAACCAGTTACTTATTGTCTACACTTATATAAATGGAATAGTGTTTTTAATAGTGAAACTGGTAACTTTGAAATTAATACAGAATTTATCGGTTATACATATGCTTTATTAACTGATATGCTTTTAGGTATTATTAGAGCTGTAATTAAAACTGAAAAGGGTAAGGTTCTTTGGAAAGAAGAAACAGATAAAGACCCAGAATTAATGAGTATTGATGAATTCATGGATTCTGTTGAAAACCTAGCTGAAGAATTTGATAAAATAAAAAATGATGATGTTAATGTAAAAAAACTAGATGAATCAAAAGAAACTATAGATATCATTAACAGACTAAGAGAAAGGTTAACTAACCTAATGAAATCAATGAAGGGTGAGACTGGAGACTATATAATTGACACTGAATTAGGTATTGTATTTTCATCAAAAAAGAAAGTTAAAGATAATAATAAAGTTTTAGAAAATTTAATAAAAAAAGAAAAAGAAGGTATTATAAAACTATTAGATGATAAAAAAGATGGGTTTAACACTAAGGTTTCAAGTGAAGATTTAAAGATAAAATCATCTGACATAACATCTTTTAAAGATGATGGTATTGGTCCTATCACTAAAACTGCTTCAAAACAATCTCAAGACGAATTGGCTAAAACAATAAATTCTTTAAATGGTAGCACAGCAGAAGGTTCAGTAACCAAAAACTCAAATGAAGAATTAGCTAAAGAAGTTAAAAACTACGCACCAGAATCAAATGAATTTTATGTTTTTGATTTAAGAAATCAATTTAAATTATTAAATGAAAAAGAAGATAAAATAAATGAACAAAATAAAAAATTAACTGAAGCGTTAGCTGATGAATTAGCAGCCAAAGCTGAAGAAAACCTAAATTTTAAACCAACAATTAGAAATATAACCAAAATGATAATAACACATTCTGAGGTTTTTATAAAAACGTTAGGTCAGGTTTCAAAAGAAGCATACGAAGATGGTGAAAGAAGTCAGAAAATAAGGGATATTCTAACCAAAGATAAGAATAATAATATAAACCAAAATAATACAGATAAAAATAAAGTATATCCATGGCCAGAATATTACGAAACTAAAGAAGATTCTGAAGGACAACAAACTTCTACAGAATCATGGATTGGTAAAAAGGTACCACAAATGCAAGAAGTTAAATTTGTTGAGGAATTATTAAAAATACTAATAGAACAAACTAAAGAAGATATTCAAGAAATAGATGCGCAAGGTCAAAATAGTGCGGCTAATTTTTATCCAATATCACCAATAGAAACTCAATTAACAACTTTATCAAGTGGTGATTCAGCAATAAAAAATAACCCATACACAATAGCATTAAAAGAAGATGTTGGTAGTAGAACAGTTTGGGAAGAAGCTGTTACAACATTACTATTAAGGGGATTCTTAGGTTTAAGAGTTTCTAACTATAGTTTATTCAGTAGCAGAATGGCTGAAATAATGGGTGAAATGGAAGCTGAAAATTTATTTAACGCCATAGTTGATTTTGAAGATGAAAAAAAACGAGATATTGTAGATACAATAAAAGGTAAAAATACTATAGAAGATTTAATATCTAATTTCCTAGGAAAAAAGAATGAGGATATAAACGGTAAATACGTTATGAATACAGTATCTTTTACTGACGAAAATATTGATGATAATACGAGTATTAAAGGAGAATACTACAAATACAGATACTTAATAGGTGATGGTGAAATGGCTATACTACCAGTTAATGGTGGTTTTAATGGTCAAATATTTAAGAATGGTGATAAATTAAAAAGTGATGGTGAATTATCAGCGTTAAAGAGTGAATATTTATTTATTGATAGTAATGTTAATAGCATTACAAATAAAAGCATCACAACAAGTGTTGGTAGTGATGAATATTTTAAAATACTTGATAAAGACGACTATGAAGAACAAAGAACATTACCAGACTTTGCTACAACATTTTTTGATAAAGAAAAAAAATCTATATTAAATGCTTTTGGTGTTGATAGTGAAGCATATATAAAACAATTTACATTAAGAAAACCAACATATAATGAAATATATCCTGAACCAACAGCTATTATAGAAGATTTTGATACATATTCTGAAGGTACAGATTTATTCACTTATAACGGTAGAGTAAAAACTACTGAAATATCAGATATACAATATGATTCAAGCGGTGGTGGTGATAGAGATAGAAAATTAGATGCAAAACATTTCCCAAAAAGAGATGTACCATCTAATGTATCATCAGTATTATGTGCTTATTGGTCTCAAAGAGTTGGGTCTTTTGCTGATAATTTTGGTACATACTTATGTGATGGTTATGATAAATTAAAAAAACGTTATCAATATGATTATGATAATTTAAATTCAGAATATGATGGTATAAACTTTAACCTTGTAACTTCTAGGAATTACAATACTAATAATAACGAAGATTTACAACCAAATAATTACGTAAAACAAAGAGAGTTGTTAGGTTATTTAACTGAAGAACATAAAAATTATAGTGTTGAAAATAGAGATAAAACATATGTTCCTTTTATAGAGTTTGGAATACAAGATGACTTAACCAATCAAAACGGTTTACGTTATTTTAGTTTATTTGGGTCTAGATTTTATTATGAACAAGAGACTAATGAAGCTAGAGCCTTCTTATTCTTACATAGTTTTGGATGGCAAGGACTTATAGGTGATATTGGTGATTTAAGTGCTAATGCATATGATACTATAGATGTTAGTTTATTTGATAGATATAATGAAATAAATAAAGATGAATCTTTTTATGAAGAAGACGACTCACCAACACTAAAGGGATTGTTTTCAAACTATGGGTCATTCATAAAAGCACCTAAATTATGGTGTGCATTTATAGGTGGTATAATTTATAGATATGAAGAAGGTTCAAAAGGTAATGATATATTAAGGTTTACTGGTAACACCTCAGAAAAATATTTTTTACCATGGCAAGATGAAGACACAGTATTACCAAAGTACTATGAGTACCTATATGAAACCAGTGAAGAAAGAATATCTGGTATGAATTTTAATATTGGAGCTGACAAATATCCAGATATTGACAAAACTATTATAAATCTACCAAAAGAAGTTAAAGATAAATTTAAAAAAGTTTTTCAAGATTTCTCTAAAGGTGCGTTTGTTGAAGTTAGAAGACAATATGAATTATTATATACTGAAAAACCAGAGGACTGGGAATTTAGTGAATGGGAAAAACTATATAATGATTTAAAAATTATTCAACATAAACCAACAAATGCTCTTGTTACAGATTACACTAAAAAAGTTAAGGTATCAGATTTAAGAAATATTTTTGATGATAAGGTTTATACACAAGGTGATGGTATTAAAAACTATGTTAATATTACTGCACAAGCGGATTTTATTAGTAGTGCTAATTATCCAGGATGGGGTACATGGGACCAACTTAATGCTTATCAATTTACACTAGTAAATAGAAATGGAACAAAAGGTGCTGATTTAATTAAAAATTTAATAGCTGAATATGTCTGGATTTTAAATGGTAAACCAGAAATATTTAGGTATAATAATTATATTAGTACAAAAAAAAGATATTCAAAACTATGGGTTAATAAAGACCAATTTGATGTATATCTAAACGGATTCTTATCTAGATTTAAAACATTAGCTAAAGATTATGATAAAGTATTAGAAAAAGAACAAGATAAAATAGAACAACAAATATTTAATACTATTGATGATGATTTAATAAAACTAACAATATATAGGGAATTATCTTCAGTATATAATAAATGGATTGCTGGTAATGACTCTAACCTACCAGTAGCATCATGCAGTAGTAATATTAAAAAAGAAGGTTTATTTAATACATTTAGATTTATTGACAGGTCATATAATGATATTGGTGATAAATTTTATATAAACCCATATATGGTTAAAGAATTAATTTTAGGTAAACCAAATAAATCAGTCTTTAATTTACTAGATACAATATTAAGGGATAATAACTTTAACTTTATACCTCTACCTAATTTTATAAATTATAGTGATATTAATGATGTTATAGATGTTTTTAAACCATACCCATATAGTAAGGCTAAATCAATATCTCAAGGACCTTCATTTGTTTGTATGTATTCTGGTCAAATATCTAATCACTTAGATATGGGTGAAGATTCATCACACCCAGACGATTCATTTATTATTGATTATGATAATAACGGATATTCAACTACAAAATTACCAAATGATTTTCTAACAGAGAAAAATGATAATAATACGAATATACCTTATTTCTTAGTTAGTTACGCTAAACAAAATCAGTCATATTTCAAAAATCTTAAATTAGACCAAAGCGAATTTACAGCAACACTTGAAAGTTTAAATACTGTTGAAAATTTAACTAAATTAGGGGATAAAACAAAACCATCATATAATGGTCAGAATTTATGGAATGTATATCAAAATAGAGCATACACATGTGAAGTTGATATGATGGGTAATGCTATGATTCAACCATTCATGTACTTTCAATTATCAAATGTGCCTATGTTTAGAGGTACATATAATATATTTAAAGTGACTCACAGTATAACACCACACAATATGCAAACTAATTTTAAGGGTGTTAGAGTTAAAAGAACAAAAACACCATTAATAACTAAGAGTGAATTATTTAGTGGTCTTTTAGGTTACTTAAATCAAGTAGAAACTAAAAAAGGTAGAACTGGAAAAGTTTATGATAGTAACTTTACATTACAAGAAAGTAGTGGAGGAATAATAATTTAATAAATTATAATGTTATGGCAATACAACCATTTGAGAATGTTAAAAATGAAGATTTTAAATTAATACAACCATATTTTTTAAATAAAAAAAGTATGGATATAGATGATATTAACACTATTGTATTACATTGGACTGCTGGTGCTAGTATTACTAGTGATGTTACAACACTTAAAAGTAAGGGTTATGGTTATCATTTTTTAATAGATAAACAAGGTAAGATATATCAGGGTGCCCCAGCTACTAGAAAACTTAGTCATGCTGGTAATTCATACGGACCTAAAGGTAGATTTGTTAATTCTTATAGTATTGGTATATCATTTAGTATGTTAGGTACTGAAGGTAATAATAAATTTAATAATCAACAGATAACGGCTTGTGCTAACTTAATTTTAGATTTAAAAGAATCAATACCTAATTTAAAATATATTACTGGGCATCATTGGATTTCACCTGGTAGAAAAATAGACCCATACACATTCCCATTTGATGAATTTATTAGAAGACCAAAAATTAAGAGTGCTGGTTTTGAACTTTGGAAAACTGGTTATGCACCATTCCCAGAAAAGCTAGACGATTGTAGATGTATAAAAGAAAGAAGTGGTGGTGGTTGTAAACAATCAAGTGGTGGTTGTAAAGGACCAGGTAAAAGTGAAAACGGTACAAGATATGGATATTCAGAAAGGGATTTAAGTAATGAAGTTTCTGACTTAAGTTTCACATCAGATTTAAAATCTGGAGGTGGAGGTAATGGTAGCAACAAATAATTTGTATTTTTAGTTATTTTTTATTATATTTGCCTTAATGATTGGTAATATTGTAACAATAGATAATATTAAGGTAGATGAAAACTTTAATGTTGTGGATTCTTTTGATAAGATTATTGAAGGAATCCCAACGTTGGTTATTGGCATAGATAATGCCACACAATCATATGGTGATTTAAATTATATTGATAGAAAAATAAATGATTTAAATTACTGGACGTTCTCAAAGAAAGAAAAGAGAGGGTTATTCGAAGAAGACCTATTCTACTTCATAGAAAATTCATATAAACATTTAACGAATACAATAGAATACATCTTTGTTGATGTAATACTTTTTAATGAAAGAAAAATCAAAAAGATTTTTGATAAAATAAAAAGCTTCGATAAAAATATATCATTTCTTACAGATAAGATGCTCTATATATATTCAGATAAATATATATTTGGTTTTGATTTAAGACAAATAAAATTCATTAACGGTGATGTTGATAAATTCATTGATAAGATTAAAACTGCATCAATTGATTTTTTATCCAATAACGAGATACTTATAGAATATAAGAATAACATAGGGATGCTTGACGATGAACTCAAGTTTATCCCAGTTTTATATTCGATAAGAAAACATGGATAAGACAATATTATTAGCATCTTTTATATTTCCAGAAAGACTTGAATGGTTTTTAGACTACTTAGAAAATAGATTCTCAATACCAAGAGATAGAGTTTTTGTATATAAAAACGAAGATGACGAATCAAAATTAATTGTAACATTTAAATTTGTTATAAGAGAAGGTAGAAAATTAAACCTTAAAAATTTATTCCCAAGCGCAATACCAATCCATAAGAAAGGTGATTGTATCTATACCATTAACGCATTAAATAAGCTGATTGAAATACAAAGTGGTGGTTATTTGGGTAATATAGATTATAAATCAGTTAAAATCAATTGGGATGACTATCAAGGTAAAGTATTATTATATAGTAATGATACATTGAACATATCCCCTATAAAGAGGATTTTTTAATATTCTCATATATTTATTAGTATAACTATATATTAAATTTATTAGATATGAATGATAAAAATTTAAAAAAAGGATTAGATAATTTTCTAACTGACGAGGAAAAACAAAAACAATTAGAAAATCAAGAAATGGATTGTAGTTCTGGTACATGTGTAATTAAAGATGATAAGAGCCTTGTAGAAAGAATTAATAAAAAAATAATTACAGAAGATGGTAGACAACTTCTTTTCTAATTAAAAATAGTTTTTAAAGATGAGAAAAAAAATAAACAAAGAATTACTTAATGAAGAAATTAAGAAATTTAAATTAATATCTGAATATTCATTCTACGAAGATAAAGAAGAAGATGAAAATCTAATTCTAGGTATGAATGAAGAAGATGAAGAAGCACCTGAAGATGAATTAGACATGGAAGAACCATCTGATGAAGAAGCACCTGAAGCAGATTTAGGGTTTGGTGATGAAGAAGCACCTGAAGATGAATTAGACATGGAAGAACCATCTGGTGACGAAGTTGAATTAGACATGGAAGAACCATCTGGTGACGAAGTTGAATTAGACATGGAAGAACCATCTGGTGACGAAGTTGAATTAGACGTAACAGAATTAGTTAAGGGTTCAGAAGAAGCTAAAGTATCAGCGGATGCTGCAAATGAAAAGATTGACCAACTAATGAGTATGGTTGGAAACCTTGAAGGGCAATTACAGTCAATGGAAGCAATTTCAGATAAGATTGAATCATTAGAAGGTGAATTAGAAAAAAGAGCACCAACTCCAGAAGAGAAGATTGAAATGCGTTCACTTGACTCTTATCCATATAATTTAAAATTAACTGATTTCTGGGGTAGTCAAGAAGGTAAGTATGATATTATGGATAAAGAAGGTGAAGAAGAACCAAAAGAATATTTATTAACTAAAGATGATGTTGATTCTGATTACAGTGAAGTTGATATGAAAACATCATTAGATGATAATGATTATATTGAAGATGAGATATAATTAAATATAATTATAAAACTATAATAAAATGGGGGTTATTTAATAATTCCCATTTTTTTTTATATAATAGTTGCATTAAGTTAAAGTATATGTTAACTTTGTAAATAAGAATAAAAAAATATCTTAAAACTACTTTACTTTTAAAAAAATTATAGTATATTTGGGATAACAAAAATGTTCATGATAATGCAAAAATATTATTAATAAGAATATTACGAAAACTATTACTAATACGAATATTACAAATTATAAATATTACGCTTTATTACGAAAAAAATTATTAAATAACAAAACAAAAATTAAAATTAAATTATTATGAGTAACGTTTTTGAAGCAATGATGAAGCAGTATGAGAATTCTCACAATGGTGGGGCTAGAACAACTGCAAAAAAGTACGATTTGAAAAATTATTTCAGTACTTATTTACCTAAGGGTGTAAACCAAGAAACTAAGAGAATTAGAATTCTCCCACCAGAAGAAGGTCAAGAAACATCTTTCACGGTATTATGGGGTCACAAAGCACAAGTTGAAGGTGAGTGGAAAACATTTCCTTGTCTTAAACATGAAGAAGGTGAAGCATGTCCATTTTGTGAGGCTAGACAAGCATTACTTTCTACAGGAAAAGAAAGTGATAAAGAATTAGCTAAGAAGTATTCGCCTAGAATGATGTATGTAGTTAAGGTAATTGACAGAGACAAAGAATCTGAAGGTGTTAAGTTTTGGAGATTTAACCACGATTACAGAAAAACTGGTACTATGGATAAAATCATGGGAGCTATTAAGGCTGTACAACATGATATTACAGACACCGAAACTGGTAGAGATTTATTAATTAACATCGCAAGAGACCAGAACAATAGACCAGTTGTACAATCAATTACTTACCCTATTGAGTCAGTACCACTAAGTTCAGATGAGACCACTAAAAATTCTTTGGTTTCAGATAAAAGAACTTGGAGAGATGTTTATAGCACTAGGAACTATGATTATCTAGCAATCGTTGTTGGTGGTGAAACTCCAGTATGGAGTAAAGAAAAGGAAAAGTTTGTATCTAAAGAAAAACAAAACGCTGAAGTTAATCAGAATGAGATTGATGATTTAGACTCTGAATTAACTATGGGTAATGATGTTAATACAACAAATACAAGAAATACAACTGTAGAAAATACAACAACAACTGAAGCGCCTAGCGTTGCAACAGCCGTTGTTGAATCTAATACTACTTCTTCATATGATTCTGGAGAAGATGATGATTTACCATTTTAATGGTTATAAACTATAACTGGGTGACTCTTTTGGGTCACCTTTTTTAACTAAGAATTTAATTAATATGATTATGGCTAAAAAAGCACCTAAAAAAAGTATTGAAAAAAAGAATTTTGATTTATCTAGTTTTAAAAAGACAAATGGAATGGACATTACTGTTAAAGAGAAAGACCTTACTTGGATTCCGTTATCAGAATCATTTCATGAAGCACTTAAGATTCCAGGTTTAGCTAGAGGATATTTTACATCATTTAGAGGATATTCTAATACAGGTAAATCTACAGCTATTTACGAAGCTGTTGCTGGAGCACAAAAGATTGGTGATTTACCAGTTATTATGGAAACTGAAGGTAACTGGTCTTGGGAGCACGCTAGAAATATCGGGGTACAATTTGAAGAAGTTGTTGATGAGGAGACTGGTGAGATTATAGATTATGAAGGTGACTTTATTTTCTTAAATGGTGATGACCTTTTAAAACGTTACCAAAATGTTGATTACTCTAATGGTAAAGTTGGAACTAAACCACTTAGATTTGAACCTATTATTGAAGACATTGCTAGACTTATGACTGAGTTATTAGACGCTCAAGAAGTTGGTGATTTAGATAGAAATTTATGTTTCCTTTGGGATTCTGTAGGTTCACTTAATGGATTCCAATCAGTTATGTCTAAATCTAGCAATAATCAATGGAATGCTGGTTCTATGGAGACTGCATTTAAATCATTGGTAAACCATAGATTACCAGCATCTAGAAGAATGGGTAAACAGTATACTAATACTTTTGCTGTTGTTCAAAAGATTTGGTTAGACAACATAAATACAGTTATCAAACACAAGGGTGGAGAAGCGTTTTTCTATTCACCAAGAGTTATTGTTCACTTTGGTGGTATCTTAACTCACTCAACTGTTAAATTGAAAGCTACATCTGGTGGTGAGACATACCAGTTTGGTATTGAAACTAAAGTTAGATGTGAAAAGAATCAAGTTAACGGTGTAGAAGAACATGGTAAATTAGCATCAACACCACATGGATATTGGAACCCAGGAAAAATTGATACTTACAAAAAAGAGCATAAGGATTATATCCTTTCTAGGCTTAATTCAGAAGCAGCTGATTTCACAATTGAAAGAGAAGTTGTTGAAGAAAAGGCTGACACAAGTGCTTAATACAATTTTTATTAACATTCTAATTAATATGAATGAAAAGAAGACCACCAAAAAACGGTAAAGTAATACAAACAGAAAATGTTCTATTGGTAGACGGTAATGCCCTTTATAAAAGGGGCTTTATCGGTGCCAGAGACGAATACAATAGGAAAGGCCAACATATCGGTGGTATCTATCAATTTATTACTGTATTAAGAAAATTATTAGACGAAAATCTTTATCATAGGGTTTTCGTTTTTTGGGATGGAGAATTCTCTGGTAAATTAAGATGGGAAATCTACAAAGACTACAAGAGTGGTAGAGGTAAGGATTATATAAATGGTACAAAACCAGAGGACTTAGAGGAAGTTACGCAAAGAGGAGTTGTATTTAATTATCTAGAAGAATTATATATTAGACAATTAGTTGATGAAAAAGTTGAAGCTGACGATTTTATTGCCTATATTTGTAAAACTAAGAAAGAAAATCAAAAAATCACTATAGTAACAAGTGATAGAGATTTATGTCAACTAGTTAATAATGATGTAAGAATGTACTTATTAGATTTAAAAACTTATGTAACACATGAGAACTTTAATGAATACTTCAAATACCATTATGAAAATGTTGCATTAGTTAAGATACTTACAGGTGATGTGAGTGATAGTATAAAAGGTGTTAAACGACTTGGTGAGGGAACCCTTATTAAATTTTTCCCAAAAATCACTGAGAAAAAAATGGAGTTATATGAAATAATTGAAAGAGCTAAAGAATTACAAGATGTTAGATTAAGTGAGAAAAAGAAACCTCTTGCGGTACTAACAAACATCATTAATGGAATAACAGATGGTGTACAAGGTGACCAACTATATGAGATAAATAAAAAGTTGGTGGACTTGGAAAATCCTCTTCTAACTGAAAGTGCTATTGAAGAAGTAAATGAACTTATAGATAACCCACTTAGTGATGATAGAAGTATAAAGAATGTTTACAAGATGCTTAAAGATGATGGTATTGATATCATGTTAGGTGAAAGTAGATATGATAATTATCTTTTACCCTTTAAAAAATTAATAGAAAGGGAAAAGAAAAATAATGAAATTTTAAATTAAATTTATGTTTATGAAAAATCAAAAAGGAAAAAGAAAGAATTTTTGGGAAAACTTTAGGTTTGAGTTTGTACTATACATTAATAACGGAAGAAATGAGCAAGAGAGTGACCACATTATTTGTCAAAGACTTTTCGATGTTAAGAACTATAATGATGAAGTTATAGGTTCTTTAGAATTGAAGGAGTTAATGGATGATATTGCTGGTATTCATAATGGTACATACGGTCATATGGGTATTATCCCTAGCTTCTTTAAAGAACAATCTAAAGAGGTTTGTTGGAAACAATATAAACCATATTTAATTAGTAAAAATGATACAAAAGATATTTTTGAGAATGAAGATTTATTCACTTTTGAAATTAAGGTGGATAAAGAAACTGTATCTAAGTCAGTGTTTTCTGGAAATTGGTTCCAAACTGATGTCAGATATTCGGTTAATATCAGAGATATTATACCAGAAATTATTGATGAAATTCAAAAAACTTTTTCTAGAAATGACTATACAACTACGTATGGGCAACATGACTTAAAAAGAGTTATAGAAGAGGCTGACTTTAAAGTAGATTAATATATTTATTAAATATAAGTTTTAAAAAAATGAGTAAAATAGATAAAGAAAATTTAGGTTATTTAGGTAAGGACTTTCAATACAGACTTATACAACAAATCATTGTTGACCCAAAGTTTGGTGAGTCTATTGTTGATATACTAAAACCTAATTATTTTGATGATAGTTTTTTAAGAGCTTTATCTAGTGAAATCATTAATAATTATGATGAGTATGGTACAATTCCAGACATTGTAAATTTAGAATCAATTGTATTAGCTAACGCTAATGATGATATAGATAAGAAGATGTATTTAGACCATTTAGATATGGTTAAAAATGCTAATCTTAATAATGGTTTAAGGATACAAGACACCGCAATGAAATTCTGTAAACAACAGGAACTTAAAAAATCTGTTGTTGAGATTCAGAAGATTATTGATAAGGGTGATTTAGATGACTATATTAAGTGTGAAGAGATTCTTAAGAAAGCCTTAGAGGTTGGTGAGAATAAGGATGATGGTATTGATGTTTTCGATGATTTAGAAGATGTTTTATCTGAAGACTTTAGAAAACCAATCCCGACTGGTATTAATGGTCTTGATTCATACATGGATGGTGGACTATCTAAAGGTGAATTAGCTGTTATTTTAGCAGCTTTTGGTGTTGGTAAGACAACAATGTTCACAAAGATAGCAAATCATGCTAAGAACGTAGGACAAAACGTTTTACAGATATTTTTCGAAGACAACCCAAAGGTAATACAAAGGAAACATATTACATGTTGGGCCAACTTAGAACCAGATACCGATATAACACTTAATGATTTATCTGAGAATAGTGATTATGTTTTTGATATCGCTAAACGAAGGAAAGAACAACCAGGTGTTATTAAGTTGAAAAAGTTCCCAAGTGATGGTACTACAATACCACACATAAAGCAATATATTAAAAAATTAATTTCACAAGGTTTTAGACCAGATATTGTGTTGGTTGATTATATTGATTGTGTTGTACCAACAAAATCATTTAATGATGAATGGAGCGGTGAAGGTAATGTTATGAGACAGTTTGAAACT